TGTAGGTGGAAATACTGAAACCGAAATGAAAGAAAAAAAGGATAGAGTTGATGATGCATTACATGCAACAAAAGCCGCTATTGAAGAAGGAATTGTACCTGGTGGCGGAATGGCTTTATTATATGCTTCCCAAGATATAAAATCGGATTCAACTGGAGCTAGTATTGTAAAAAAAGCATGTAGAAAACCATTTAATCAGATTTTAGTTAATGCCGGATATGACAACACTCAAGCAGAAATATTATCAGCAAAATTAGTTACCCAAGGTAAAACCTGGGATGGTTATAATATCAAAACTGAAGAAATAGTTGATATGAAAGAAGCAGGTATTATTGACCCAACTAAAGTGGCTAGAGCAGCATTACAAAATGCGGCATCAGTTGCAGGTACGGTTTTATTAACTGAGTGTACTGTAGTAAATGAATTATCAGAGGATAGTCCTCAACAACAAATGGACCCATCAATGATGGGGTATTAATAATTAAAATAAAAAAATGACAAAACAAGAAATTTTCGAGGTAATTGAAGAAAACTTTAATATCTTAGCAGCGGAAAATGATGGAACTACAAAAGCAAGTCAAGGACGAGCTAGAAAGGCGGCACAAGCCATCAAAAGAGTAATTACAGATTATAAAAAAGCATCTGTAGCAGAATCTAAATAAGTAAACGGGGGAGTTTTTGGCTCCCCCATTTATTTTTCGTATATTATATACATGGAAAAAATAACAAAAGAAGATTATATTTTAATTGCACGTAGGGTTCCTCCTGGGGATAAGTGGAGATTAATTGCTAATGAACCTGATGGTCCGTTACATAAAACTTTAACTGATACCTTAGAGGCGTATATGGTTAAAACAGGGTTTAAAGGGGAATACAAATTAGCCCCATTAAAAAGTGAATTATATGCCATATCAACAACAGAAGAAGAAGTAATACCAGAACCAATTAAAACATATTCGATTTACGGAGAGTTTTCGGAGCCCTAGTTCTCCATATATGTATAATAAAATACAAATATGAAACTATGTACCACCTGTAAAGTAAATGAAAGTAAATATAATAATCGTAAGTGTAAAGAATGTAATAATGCTTATCAAAAAGAATATCGTAAAACATCTCCTTATCAAAAAGAATATGATAAAAGTTGGAAATTACGATATGATAAAATGAGAGCTGACCCTGAAAGGTTAGAAGCATATAAGGCACAAAGGAGAGCATACCAAAACAATAGACGTAAAACTAATAAAACACTTACTTTAAAATATGATACTCAGGTTAGAATAAACCAATGTATTAAAGCAGGATATTTTACAGATAAGTATGAATGTGCCGTAGGTTGTAGTTGGGAAGAATATAGAGAGCATATTGAATCACAATGGGGTGATAAAATGAATTGGGAAAATTATGGGGATTATTGGGAAATAGATCATATATTACCCTTAAGTAAAGGTGGTAGTTTCCATTATAAAAACACCCAACCCTTAACAGTTACAGAAAACAGAAAAAAAGGAAATAGGTTATATGAAAAATAATAAAGAACATTCACTCCTAGTGGAAAAATATCGTCCCACGGAATTAGAAAATTATGTAGGGAATGAACAAATAAAAGATAAAATATCTACATATCTAAACCAGAACGATATACAAAATTTTATATTCTATGGCCCTGCAGGTTGTGGTAAAACTACTTTAGCCAAAATTATAATTGGTAAATTAGACTGTGATTACCTCTACCTCAACGCTTCTGATGAAAGAGGGATTGAAACCATTAGGGATAAAGTACAAGGATTTGCGAGCGTGGCTTCTTTTAAACCACTTAAAGTGGTCATTTTGGATGAAGCTGATTTTCTTACTATTCAAGCACAAGCTTCTCTCCGTAATATCATTGAAACGTTTTCGCGCACTACTCGGTTTATAATGACGTGTAATTTTGTAGAGCGTATTATTGATCCACTACAATCTAGATGTCAAGTATTAAAAATTGTTCCTCCATCTAAAAAAGATGTAGCTAAACACTTAGCCGGTATTTTAGATAAAGAGTCTATTTCTTTTGAAATAAATGATTTAGTACCTTTAGTTAACCAATATTACCCTGATTTACGTAAGTGCATTAATACTATACAGTTATCTACACAAGATAATGTGTTAAAATTAGACCAATCAGTATTAGTATCATCTAATTATATTGATAAAATTGTTAATGAATTATCTAATAAAGCTAATTTTAAAACGATTCGCCAAATAATAGCAGATGCCAATGTAGATGATTTTGATGAGTTATTCAAATCACTATACACTAAAGCATCAGAATACTTACCAGGTAAAGAAGGCACAGCCTCTATTTTAATCAACGAACACCAATACAAATCAAACTTCCGTATTGACAAGGAAATAAATATAATGTCATTAATTCAACAAATAATAAATAACAAGTAAAATTATGGAACAACCAGTTCAACAACCCAAAATTGATTTATCAAACACAACTGCCTTAAAAAACTTTGAGGGAGGAGACACATTTACACAATCATTTATCATACGTAAAGTATCTAGATTTGTAACAGGTACAGATGAAGATGCTATGATGCCAATCCCAGTATTTGTATGTAGCGAATCAGGAAAAATTGTAGGTGAAGGATTACCACCTGAATTAAGAGAAGAATATAAAGATCAACTTCTTTAATGAAAAACATCTTTGATTGGTTAAAAGCAATTAATACTACCAAACCCCCAGTTGAGTCTTTTACAGACAAAGACTGGGAAGTTTGGAATAGTTATATGATTCATAGATTCATAAGTCAAAATCCTGATTTTATAGAAGTTGTAAATTATGTTCAAGATTTTCCACCACAGGAAAAACAAATGATTTATTCTATTTACAAAGAATTTATTCCTAAAAATAATAAGTGGAATAAATATATTAAATCAAAAGTAAAACAACCAAACAAAGATTTAGTAGACCATATCAAAGATTACTTTGAATGTTCAAGTAAAGAAGCAAAAGAATACATATCTATCTTGGATACCACACAAATTGGTCGTATATTAACGGGTAGAGGATTAGAAAAAAAAGAAATAAAACCATTATTAAAATGACAAAGGAATTATACACTATGCTAAAAACGTCTGCTGAAGCAGATAAAGCAAAAGCATTACTATCACTTGATTTATTAGGTAATAAAGCAGTTGGTATTGGAGATCACTCAACTGGAGACTTTTATAAGAATGCTGAAGAAGCACTTATAGCTTTAGTTGATGCAGATGATAGATTATCTACTTTGGTAAGATATTTTAATGAACCACAAGAACAAATAAATGGGTAGTTCAGTAAGTAAATGGTCAGAAACCAATAATACAACAGTATCAATTCCAATAAACACAAAAATGAGCGATAGAGAAATTATGAATGCAAAGCATCCAATAACAGCAGTAGAAAAATTCGAAAATGAATACCCTGAATTATCAGAAGAATTTACGAACATACAACAAGAACAATATGAAATGTTTGCTCGTAAGCATTTGGACTATGGTTTAAATAACATTGCTTTAGGCGGAGATATCGTTAATAATAGCGATGATAAACAATTCTCACTAACTGGGTTATGTATTAGATTAACCGATAAAATTTCACGTTTAAAAAATCTATTAGTTAATGGTAGATCATTTGTTGAAGGTGAAGGTATGGAAGATACTTTTATTGATATAGCCAATTATGGTATAATCGGTCTTTTAGTAGGCCGTAATAAATGGAAAAAATAAATATATGGAAGGATTTAATTGGGGAGGGTCTAATGATTGGTATCGTAAGATAGTACTTCAGGAAGTATTTACATCAAAAATTTATGAAAAGTATTTTGAAGTAAAAGAAGGTGATATTGTTTTTGATGCTGGAGCAAGTATAGGTCCTTTTAGTTTTTCAATAAAAAATAAAAAACCTAAACATATATATTGTGTAGAACCTTTGTTACAACAAATTAAAGTATTAGAGGATAACCTTTTAGCAATACCTCATACAACTATACCTCATGCTATAGGTAAGGAAGATATTTTAATTGATAATTATGGGTTTGATGAAGATAAAAATAAAATTTCTATATATGCAAAACCCTTTATGGAAATTATAAATGAAAATAATATTGAAAAAATAAATTTCCTTAAAACAGATTGTGAAGGAGGAGAATATGATATTTTTTCAATAGATAATTTTTGTTGGCTAAAAGAAAATGTGGGAGTAGTAGTAGGAGAATGGCATCTATCAACTCCAGAATTAAAGCAAAAGTTTAGAGTATTTAGAGATGTTTTTCTTAGATTATTTCCTAACCATCAAATAGAATCAGTAGATGGTTTAGACATTAAATGGGATTTATGGAATGAGCATTTTATAGAATATTATAATGAAGTATTAATTTATATAGATAACAGATAGATTTTGGCTAAAAAACTCCCAAAAATAGTAAAGGAAATAAGGAATAATCCACCTTCACCAGTAAATTATGCATATCAAAAGAATATATCATATTCTCAGATGTCTATATTTAGAGGATGCCCCCATAGGTGGAAACTTCAGTATAAAGATAAAATTAAACGATTTACATCTTCTATACATACTGTTTTTGGAACTGCCGTCCATGAAGCAATGCAACATTATTTAGATGTAGCATATGAAAAATCTTTTGCAGCTGC